ATTGAAGATTGCGATAAATATGGTCAATTTAAAAAAGCCAATCGCAAAGTTCAAGCAGTTCGAGAAAAACCTCCAGCAATACAAGTTAAGTCCGTAAAATACAAAATGAAGGATGAAGAACTTAAACTTGAATCAGAGCGTCCTATTGATATTATCGGAGCAGCACAAGTATGGTTGTTTAATACTAAAACAAGAAAGCTTGCGGTATATACATCTGAATCTACAAAGGGCATGACAGTGAAGGGATCCACATTACAAAATTGGACTCCGGAAAAATCTAAGCAAAAAACATTGCGTAAACCCGATGAACAACTTAAAGACTTATTGGCATCGGGCAAAGTAAAACTTAGAACATTTATTGATAGTATTAAATCTAAAGAGCAAGAAGTAAATGGTAGGATAAATATAGAAACAATAATTCTAAAAGTAGTGAGGTAATAGATGTCAGTTTTAAAGTTAACCTATTGTCAATTAATTAAAATCGTTTTATCACAAATAGGCGGGAATCCTCTTCAGCAAGTATATTCTCAGCTGAGCCAAGGTATGCCTATGATAAGTGCTCGCTCCGGATTACTACCTACCGGATTAAGTGAGGTAAGGGGATTAATTGAACGGGTTACAAATACAATTAATGACGCACAAAGAGCAGTAAATGACTATTCCGACGTATTGGAAAGATTAGGTACTCAATTATACATCAATCCATTAGGGTTGCCATTAACTGGTACTATAGCAGTAATGCAATCTAGATTAGATACAATTGATACTAGATTAGTATTTATTGGGTTACCATATGACGAAAGAATTGCGTTACTTGAGGAAAGACAAGTATTAACCGAAAGTATACGCTCATTTGGTCAATACAAAGATTATACTGATAGATTATCCGGTATAGGCCCACAATCTGGCGCATCAAGTGCGGGAGGATGCTCTTTGCAAGATTTGCTTGGATCGGGGTGCGCACCTAATCAAGATGTACCCGATATCGATTTGCAAAATTTAATAGATTCACTAAAGAATGGGGATCTTATCGCTGCGCTTAAATTGCAAATTGAAAATGCTACGGGGTATACATCATATCAAACAGCACTGGCATCATTTCAAGCTGAAGTTACGAATTTTAATTTTACATTTTCAAATCTAATCAATAGAGCAGCTATACGAAATGCGGTTACTTCGCAGATAACTCAGATTGTTTTTAATTTATTATCCGGCTGCGGTAATCAAGTTTTTAATCTAACACTAAATCCAGATGTTAGAACTGCATTAACAACGTATGTATCAGATTTAGATAAACAACGATCTGGAGAAGTATATTACGATTCGTTCGGAAATGAAATTGCAGTTTCGGATCCCACCTTTACCGTTTAGGAAATTATATTATGATAGTTATTGATTTTAATCAAACCGCCATTTCTAATTTGATGGCGGAAGTGGGTGGCCGAAAAGATATTGATATTGATGTACCTTTACTTCGACATATGATTTTAAATTCAATTAGAGGATATAATCAAAAGTTTGGAGCAAAGTACGGTGAAATGGTTATCGCATGCGACAATCGAAACTATTGGCGCAGACAAGAGTTCCAATATTATAAAGCTGGCAGGAAAAAAGCTAGAGAAGAATCTGGTCTAGATTGGAAATTGATTTTCGAAGCGTTAACTATGATTCGGGAAGAACTTCACACATATTTTCCATATAAAGTTATTGACATTGACGGTGCGGAAGCGGATGATGTCATTGCGGTACTTGCAGAGTGGTCACAATCAAATGATACGGAGACTTTATTGTTTACAGAACCAAAACCATTTTTGATTCTTTCAGGTGATCATGATTTTATTCAATTGCAAAAATGGAAAAATGTGCATCAATATTCTCCGATTCAAAAGAAATTTATTAAACCCGATATAAGTCCTGAACAATATATTTTTGAGCATATCATAAAAGGTGATAAGGGTGATGGTATTCCAAATGTACTATCCGCAGATGATAGTATTGTAACAGGTACCAGACAAAAATCTATAATGCAAAAGAAAATGGATATTTGGTTTAAGGATAAAGATCAAATGCCACAAGATATAGAATTTGCAAAGAACTACGAACGCAATAAGATGCTAGTTAGTTTTGACCATATCCCAGTACCGGTAAAAGAAAACATTATAAATAGTTATGTTGGTCAGCCGAATAAAGATAAAAGCAAACTATTAAATTTTTTCATTCAAAACAAAATGAAAAATATGATGGAATTAATCGAGGAATTTTAAATGAAAACAACCGTACCCCAGGTGTTTGAAGAAGTAGAAAAATCAGTTACACGAGAAACAAAAATTAAAGTGTTGCGAGCATATGATGCAATGGTTGTGCGAGGAATTCTTCGAATCAATTTTGATCCTATGATTAAAATGGAGTTGCCTGAGGGCGAACCGCCATTCAAGAAAGATACATCAATTCCGGCAGGATATTCTGAGACAAATTTGTTTTCAGAATATCGTCGCTTTTATATTTGGTTAAACCGCGATGTCAATCTTTCTAAACAACGAAAAGAACAACTGTTTATTCAAATGTTAGAAGGCATCCATTGGTCAGAGGCTGAGGCAGTTTGTTTAGCAAAAGATAAAAAGCTTCAAACCAAATACAAATCAATTACCGAAGATTTGGTTAGAGAAGCCTATCCTGAGCTTTTACCTGCACGAGAAGTTGTAGCAGAACCAGTTATTAAGGTAAAGGCCGCTCCGTCAAAAAAGAAGGTTTCTTTGAACGCTTCCTGACCTGGTTCAAAGAAGAACCTGCACCCGAACCAACTGAAAAATGGTCAGACGTAGGAACAATACCGCCGGACCCCCAATATGATGCAAGAGATTTTAACATAAAGCAATACAGAGCATTTGACAAATATTGAAAAAGATGTTATAATATAATTTTACTTGATAATGGGAATGATATGTCAATGCATTTAGTTGGGCCGTGGTTATCTTCTACAGGCAAGAAAAAGGGCAAGCAAAAATATCGAAATTCCGAGCAAGCAAAAAAAGCTCGGGATCTCGAATCTAGTTGGAATCAAATTTTAGCCTCACATGGTGCGGCTCCTGTCAAGGCTAAAAAGCCTTTTAAGCAGCTCTCTTATCAGTTAGCTGTACCCGAAGATCGTAGTACAAAACACATTAAAAGTCTAGATACTGGCCATGTAGGTGCCGTTACGATACGTGCACCTATGAAGTATACTGGCGATAAAATTTTAGGTATCGGAACAATGCATAAGTCTAATGCGGTTCCCATTTTTACAGACCAAGAAGCAAAAGACATTTCTAGTATGAGGCGTTAATGAAAACAGTTGTTTTAGTAACCGGCGGCTTTGATCCTGTTCATAGTGGCCATATTGCATATTTAAAAACTGCTGCAAGTATGGGCAGTACTTTGATTGTAGGCTTAAATTCTGATAATTGGCTTGTTCGCAAAAAAGGCAAAGCATTTATGCCTTTTAATGAGAGACAGGCAATTCTTGATAATTTAAAATTTGTTGATTGGACTATTGCGTTTGATGATGCGGACGGTACAGCAAAAGATGCAATTAAAAAGGTTAGGAATTTTTTTCCAGTCGAAAAAATTATTTTTGCAAATGGCGGAGATAGGACATATAATAATATTCCGGAGATTGCGTTTGATGATTCTAATTTAGAATTCGCTTTCGGCATAGGTGGGGATAATAAACAAAATTCTAGTTCTTGGATTTTAGAAGAATGGAAGTCCCCGAAAACTGAACGTCCATGGGGGTATTATCGCATTTTGCAAAATTACACCAATGAAGTGAAAGTAAAGGAACTTACAGTATTGCCGGGCAAATGTTTAAGTATGCAGAAGCATGCAAAAAGAGCAGAGCATTGGTTCATTGCAGAAGGTACAGCAACTGTATATACTTTGGACGAAAAGACTACAGACGCAGAACTACTAGGGGTATATAATAAGTTTGATAGTTTGCATATTGCTACATCAGACTGGCATCAATTATGTAACGAGAGTGCAGCCCCTCTTAAAATTGTAGAGATTCAATATGGTGAAGATTGTATTGAAGAAGATATTGAACGACGTTTGTAATATTATATTATTTTATTAAAGGAACATTATGACAGTACCATCAAATCCAAATGACCGCAAGGCAATTTTTGATTGCATGAAAGAAATTAGCAATTCTATGACTCGTATGGATGCAGAGCGAGATCTAATCAAACAAGCAATCGAGGACATTTGTGAAGAACAAAATCTTTCGAAGAAAACATTTAGGCGCATGGCAAAAGTATATCATCGTCAGAACTTTAAACAAGAATTAGAAGAGCACGAAGAGTTCGAAACTTTATATGAAACTATTACGCAGACGACAACAATGGATAAGAAAATT